CCGCCGATAACCAAGATTTGGCAAAACCTCAAAAGATGGGCGGATGGGGAAATGATTACAACAACGAGCAATCTCCCTTCAAAGATTTAGTTTCTCAAATTCGTCAAGAATATGACATGTCTTACAAAGCCCAAGTCTCAAGAATGCAGTTACTCCTTAAAAGATTAAAGCTTTTTAACAATCAACGCCGTGATCCAGAAACAGTTGGAGACAATACTTTATTTGAAGTATTCCAGTCGGTTTTCTCGGTTCTTTATAATGACGAATTAACCTCAGAATTTGTTGGCCGTCTTGACGCTCACAAAGACAAAGCAGATGGTTTAAACAATGTTGCCAAATTTGATTATGACGAAATGGAAATGCCAGTTGTTAACTACGAGTGGGACTGGGACACTCTTTTCTTTGGTAGTGGCTACCTTCAAAACTCAGAATTTGATCGCGAACGAATGGTTCCCGTTCCTGAAGTTTGGGATCCAATGACAATGCTTCATGACCCAGACGCGACAAGTGTAAATGGTTTTAGAAGTAAAAACGCAGCACGTTTCTTTGGTCGCGAAATAATGATAAGAAGAGTTGACGCAGAAGACCTCAAATCAGTTTTTGATCTTGACTTAATAAACACAACCAGACCTCGTAAATCCCTTTTTGAAATTGCTAGGCAATCTCGCGAAGACGCACAAGGCCTGAATAACCAAATCAAATATGACGAAGCACTATTAAAAACAAATGCCAGACTTCCAATTATTGAATGGTATACCTGGTGGAAAGATGATGAATACACTGGCGGAAAAGCAAAAAAAGTAATGGTATGGCTAGGTAACGACATGCAAAAGATTTGTAGATTTAAAGTAATAGAAAATAAACGTTGGCCACTTATTCACCGAAAACTTTTTGCACAAAGCCATCAATGGGACTCAGTTTCAATTTCAGATCTTATTGAAGACAAGCAACGCCTTAAAGCAACCCTCATGAATCTCGGAGTCAAGATGATGAAGTCTGATCTCTTTGGAATGTATATTTATGATAAAAACAAAGTTAAAAACAAGGGAGATCTTAACTTTGACATTGACAAAATGGTTCCCGTCGAGCTTAAACAGGGTGAGAATATTGGCAATGTCATTCACCCAATGCCAAAAGCAAGCCCTAACCTTCAACTTTTTAATTGGATAATGACAATTATATCTTCTGAGGCAGGAAATGCTTCTGGAATATCAGCCAGTCAACCAAGCAGAAATCCAAAGGGCGGAAAGAAAACTGCAACTCAGCAATCTGATGAAACTTCAGCAATGGCAGGAAGACTTTCTCTTACAAGTAAAGTTTGGGGTTGGAGTGAAAAAGAATTTTGGAAATCTTGGTACGAACAATACAAAACACATTTCAAGTCTTATGACGAAAAACTTGTTCGCATAAACTCTATTTATGGATACCAATACAAATACTTTACAAAAGATGATTTCGTATCAGCCGACTTTGACCCAGATGTATTTATAAAAAGTAGACTCCAAAGTGAGCAAGAAAGAATGACAAGCAGGAATGAATTAATGCAGTTTGGCCAATTACTTGGAACAGCCCCAGGAGCTAACATGCGTTACTTTATTAAGAAAGCTGGAAGACTTAGCAAAGTTTCAGAACAGGAAATGGAAAGATTATTGCCTCCAACTCCAGATGAAGTCAAAGCAAAATATGAAAATGCAGACCTTGAAGATGATAAACAAGTTTCAATTTCGCCTGAAGATAATCACGAGCAACATTTGGAAGTCCACGCAAAAGGGGAACAAACTCACGCAATGATTGTTCACGTTATAACTCACCAACACGCAATGGAATTACAAAAGACGAGACCCGACTTATTCCCTGGCCAACAGCAAGGTCAAGATCCAGCAGGAGCACTCCCTGGTCAAGATCCAGCAGGAGCACAACAAACTCAAAACATGCAAAAGCAATTTGGTAAAGGAAAACAAGCTCCACAAAAAGGGGCACAACAAAGACCTCAAATGGGTGCTGGTAGAATGGCGGCTCAATAATAATGGCAAAACAAAGAGGCAGACCAAAGAAATTTAAAGCAGGGGAGATTCGTTTTGGGGAAGAATTGGACACTCCAGAAAAAATAAAGGCAGCAGTGGCACTATTTGTTAATGGCAGAAATACAAAATTCTGGAAAATCCTTGCTCAAATTCTTGACTACAACATTTCAGAAACCGAAAGAAAAATCCTTGAGGATGACACAATAACTCCAGATGAGCGTGAGAAATATAGAATGTGGAGATACTATCAAGTAGAACTTCGAAACCTTCCAGAAAATCTTATTGCCAAGTATATGGACACTGAAAAAGTTATAACTCCAACAGAAGATCCTTACGAATAAAGATTGACATTATACAAGACTTGTATTATTATTAGCCCATGGCAGAAGAACCAGTTACACCTCCAGCAATTGATCCAAAAAATGATGTTATAGAAGATTTATTTCCAGAAGTTAAACCAGTAGTTCCAGCAACTCCCGCTCCAACTACACCCGCTGAACCTCCAAAACCAGGCGAAGGAGAAGGGGATGATAAAGACAAAAAACCTGAAATAAACGTAGAAGAAATTGTTGGTAAGGCTGTTGACCAAGCAGTTGAAAGAATAAAGCCATTAATCGGACAGCAAGGAAATGAAGTTGCAAGACAACGTGAAATCGACAACTTTTTTGCAACTGAAGACGGAAAAATGTTTGGTACATATAGAGACACAATTGAAAGGGCAGCAAAAGATCCACGTTTTGCAGGACTCAGACTTTCCCAAATCCCAGCTGCAATATTGAAGCCAGCTTCTTATACAAGAATCATAAGTGACGCTAAAATTGAAGCCGACAAAGCTGCAAAAGATACTCGAACAGGTGGCGATACAGCTCGCGGTCACGAAACAGGAGACGATAAAGACGCACCTGATTATAAGAATATGAGTCGAGAAGATTTCAAAAAAGTGGCAGACGAAAACGCTTTAAAAATAAAGCGAAGCTAATTTGCCCTATTGACAAGCTTTTCAAAAAGTTGTTAAATGTTTTTAGGTACAACAAAGAACTTGTATACCAACCCGAGAGGGCTGGTATTTTTTTTGTTTACAAATATAAAATATGAATACAGGAACAGGACAAGTAACATTCGCAGTAAATAACTATTACGATAGGCTTCTATTGGAAAGGTCAGTACCAGCATTTGTTCAAAACAGATTTGCAGAAGTTCGCGATATTCCTCAAGGCAATACAAACATAATTAAATTCCGAAGATACACAAATCTTACAGCAGCAACAACTCCACTTGTTCAAGGAGTAACGCCAGCAGGATCTCAGCTTTCAATAACTGATTTGACCGCAACAGTACAGCAATACGGTGACTATGTTACCTTGACAGACTTCCTTGAAATGACAACTTTAGATCCAGTCCTTAATGAGACGACAAATCTTCAGGCCGATCAGGTCGGAGATACTTTGGATCAGTTGACTAGAGACGTTTTGGTCGCAGGAACAAACGTTTTCTATGCTTCAACAGCAACAGCAAGAAATCAAGTTTCAGCAGCAATGAAATTCACAGTTACAGAAGCAAAGAACGTTGTAAAACTTTTGAAAGAACAGCAAGCACAAAGAGTAACTGAGATGATTGATCCAACAACTGGAATTGCAACTCAGGGAATTATGCCAGCATACATTGCTTTCGTTCATCCTGATACCACAAGAGATTTGAAAGATGATTCAGCATTTAAACAAATTTCAAGTTATCCTCGTCCAGAACAAATTCTTCCAGATGAAGTTGGAGCAATTGATGAAATAAGATGTATAGAGTCAACCAATTGTAAAATCTTTACAGCAGCAGGACTTTCAAGCGTAAACGTTTATGCAACAATGATTATCGCAAAAAGAAGTTATGCTATCACAAGAATTTCTGGAGAAGCACTACACATGGTTATTAAACCTCTTGGAAGTGCAGGATCAGCAGATCCTCTTGACCAAAGAAGCACTGTTGGTTGGAAGGCCACCCACGTTGCAGTTAGACTTAATGAAAATTGGATGATAAGATTAGAGCACGGAACATCAAGTTCATAAAAATAAAAACATATGGCAACAATTATAAAATCACGACAATATGACGCAATGCGAGGAGCATGGTTAGAGTATGGAACATTTACTCTTACCCCAGCTGGAACTGCGGTTATTTCTAATGGAACTGAGCTTGAAGTAGCAGCAGATACAAACGTTTCTGCAAATACTGGAGATCAAATCTTTGTTAACGGTCAAAACGTTAAAGCAGGACTTATTCCAAAAGGTGCTCGTGTAACTGTAAACGGAACAGTAAAAGTTCTTTTAGCAAATTACTCAGGATCAAATGTAACAGACTCAACAGCCGAAACATTCGACTACATGCTATTGCATTACTCCTAAAAAATCAGGTTAGGTCAAACACGTTTCTAACTCGTATCTAACTTATTTGTTGACAATCCACTACAAGTCTTGTATTATCATTTTATGGCCAAAGACAAAAAGGTTGAAACAACTATTCCAGTAAATCCTCAAACTGAAGAGATAAAAGCACAACAAGTAGAAGATCAAAAAATGAGGGAACTTGCTGCAAAAGCTGAAACTGGAGCAAATATAGG